TGATTAATTATTGCCAAAATTCTACCCTCTCAGACTTTTCTATTATTGATTTTAGCGTGTCCGTGCGTACTTGTCGCGAGAATCTATCACAGTGAGATACAATGCCGTCAAGATACACCCCAGAGTGCCATAATACACGCCGGCCACGCTTTGATGCTATTAGCACAGCGCAGTAGTCGCTAGGCGCTTCAGATTGCTTAAGCCCTTTACTGTTATCGTGAGCATTGATAAACGTGTCATTAATAAAGTCAGGCGATGTGCAATCAAATTTCGGCGTAGGCATTCCGACTTTTGCGCGAACAGCTTTAACGTGATCCCAACAATTGTAAGTAAGGAAGTTGTACGCTTTTCCTGTGTACTCAGTAAGTGGATTCATATTAATAGGCCACGTATTAATGGGCACAGTGTTGGAGTTACTATTAATCCTGTGCCGCGGTTATTTATTCGTGGTGCCGATACTGTTGCTGTAAAACTTCCCTTGCCCTGATTAATATCTTGAGCTTCATATTCAACAGGACCCCACGCAGGATACGATAAGTCAGAAAGTAAATAAGTCCTGAATGTAAGTAGTGGTAAGATCTCATTATCAAGAGGTATTCTATCAAGCTCATTGTCAAGCTCATTGAATGGATCTGCAATTGTCATAGATGCTGATTGATTCATATCAGCATTGTTTGCCGCGCCTTTAGTGCTAATGTTTGCGGGCTCAAAAGTTACCTCTGCACCTGTTTCAAGTAATGCAGTAAGTGATACTTGATCACTGACAAAGTAATAGCGCTTGCTCATTAATGGGTGATAGATTTCCCACGTTCCTACCGCTATCTCTCCATCAGGATTGGAAGCAAGCTTTTCACGGTATGCAGCCTTAACCGTTTCAGAAGTCATTAGCTTGGCTCCGGCAAATCATTAATGAATAGTGGTGATATGCAGTACAAAGTATAATAGTCAAGAAACGCTGGTAAACTGTCGCCATACCCACCAAACAAGCCGAGTATGGCGTCATTAAAATCCGATTCGTCTTGAACACTTGTACGCTCTGCCGTTGCTGTAAATGTGATATTCCAGTAAACACCATTTTGAGTATTCTCGCTAATATCACTCGTTATCTGAACGTTGTGAGGTTCAATTCCTGCTCCAGTATCGTGATTCATAATGAATGAGTCAGCACCGCCGCTAATCTTCTGAATGAAAGACCAGAATGCTAAGCGGCCAAGCTTTGATACGACTAAAGCAACGTTAATCGGCACGGCATCATAGTAAGTGTCGCGACCTTGGCGGGGTAAGCCGCCTTGTACGGCTGACCGCCAAATGTTGCCGCCTCGTTTTTGCCCATAGCCTTTATTTACTATGGGGCGTAGTGTGCTAGGAAAAACAAGATCGCTCATATTAGAATCCTGGTTGATTTGATGAAGATTTGCGAGCCTTGGCAATATTTGAATCTTGCGTCAATAGCGCCGCCGATACGTACTCGTCAATAATAACGTGTAACATGCCCTCATTATCCATTTCTGTTGTGGCGTTATCAACGCGCCCTGTGGTGTTATTAACGATTGTAACACCCGTTACACCACCGCCACCACTTTGACCCATTATATCCTTCATTTGAGCCGCAGTTTTAGCCATTGAGTTTCCAGCAGGTACAATTACCTCTGCTTTTCCACGCTCAGCCATTTGGTAAGGACTACCAGCGGTCATATATCCGCCTTGCTCACGAGCACCGCTAATAGCCGCAACGTTTGCAAGCCCAGTTGTAATGGCTAATCCGGCAGCAACCGCTCCCAATGCTGGCCCGATAATAGGTATTGATGCCATCGCAGCAAATGCGCCTGTTGCAGCTTGATAAGTGTTAATGGTAGCTGTGACAATTGCAGACGCTTTATACAAATCATTTTGCTCTCCAAGAGTATTTTTTAAGTCTGCAGTCATATTGCGTTGGCCTTCGATACCATCATCGATAACCTTTGCTTTAGCGTTGGCAACTGCTATCTCAGTAGCTATTGATTCCTTTCTAGCTTCATCTTGTTTTTTTGATTCATCATCTAGTATCTTGTTTGCTATTTCAGCTCTAGATAATACAGCGTTAGTTTGAATTTCTGTTAATCCATCTTGGTACTCTTGCTCGCTAAGTAATCCGGCTAGATAGAAATCAGCTAAAACTTGAGCTTTATCCCTTTGCTGAGTCTCAATTAACTGCTGTTCGCTTAAGTTAGCTTGTCGCAATGTTTCAAGATATGCGGCTGCATCGTCTTTTTGTTTCTGTAGTTTATTTGCCTCTGCTTCACTTGGTTTATTGCTGGAGCCTGCGTCTGGTGCAATGCTAAACTGGCTTAAATCTGCGCTAGGTCCAGATTGTTGACGCTCATATGCAACACGCAACTGGTCTGCTGCCTCAAGCTCAGACTTAACCTTGCTGATGCGCTTATCGCGTTCGTTTAAGAATAGTGTATTGGTATCTAAAACATTTTTATCAATGGCTGCAAATTGGTCTGAATACTTTTTAATAAACTCATCACCAGGTAAAAATATGTTGTCAGCATTTAGCTTTTCACCCCATATTGCTACCTTGTCAAAGAATCCTGCAACTTCAACTGTGGATATCTGTATTGCAGCTCTAATATTTGCAGGGAATTGCCAAAATGCATCCGACATAATTGTTGATGAGTCCTGAGCGCTAAGACCCCAATCAATAAGCTTTTCTTTTAAAAATGCATCAACACTATCGATGGCTACTTTGATATCTTCTGTTGTACTATGCCATTGAACTCCCCACGCATTTATATAACCAAGCCCTTGCCCTGATGATATGACAGTATTTAGCTCATTGAGTGCTGAAGTCGCATTCCTTACTTGGTCCTCAATTACCCCTCCAGCACCTTGCGAAGATATAGCGCGAAACAATCCATCCCAAGAATCAGCAAGGTTAGATATAGCACCGTCAAGCGTTGCCATCCTGTTTTCCATCGCACCAGCAAAGTTATTTTCGCCAATTCCCTGCAAATATCCTTCAATTTCAGCGGCATTCTTTTTAACGGTTGTCGTCACACCTTGGAATGTAAACGATACCTTGTCACCTTGCTGGCTAGCCTTGATGCCAAACTCTTTTAGTCGCTCAAACTCTCCTGTTGTCGCATCGGCTACAGCCTCAATCATCTGATTAAGGTCTTTACCCATTGCCGCAGCAGTATTACCGTAAGCCATCAATGCTTTTTGTGACGGGTTTAGTCCTAACGATACTAGCTTAGTGAAAGCCGTTACAGACTGTTCTAGCGCGTAAGGTGTATTGTTAGCAAACTTTTCAAGCTCTCTGAATGCTAGTGCTGCATTTGCAGAACTTCCAGTCATGGTCAATAGGCTTGCGTTTAATATGTCCGTTTGGCGGGTTACGCTTACAAGTTTGCTAAGTGCGGCACCTGCTGATGCCAATCCGGTGATCGCACCAGTAGCCTTTACAGCAGAGCTAGTTAGCCCACTCAAACCTTTTGATGTTTTAGCTAAGCCAGTTTCACTAACTCTGACTACAAGTGATGCGGTGTCGCTCATTTAAGCCTCTCTCATTTCAAATATTGCATCAATCGACATAATGATATCGACCTCGATTTGTGTTGGTTGCCAATCGACTAGCCTTGTGTAGCTTTCGACCTCCGAATACTGCAAAGGTTGTCTCGGTATTAATGTTATTGCGTCATCACCTACAGCACGCCCAAATCGCAATCTTTTAAAGTGTGAGTATATTGGCCACATATCATCATGGATTGTCGGTGCATCGCGCTCAGCTTGTTCTTGCGCATCAATAACACCCATAGCTACCAATGCTTCATTATGCCCTGCTGAAATGGCATCAAACTTTGTCAGCTTTTGTTTTTCTCCAAACTCCCACCGACAATACTCGAGCAGGGCGTCTACTTTTTTGTGTGTGCAGCTGATTGATCCTTCAATGCGTTAACAACCTGGTTAGCCAATGCAAAATATACCGGCGCCGAAAATGCTTCCAATGATGCGCTAACATTTTTAGCGGTAAACTTGTCGTCAAAGTCCCATGATTCGATTAGCTCAGCAGCAAAGGCTTTGTTGATTGCAAGCATTTCAATATCTAAAGTATAGTTGTACTCGCTAAAGTTTTTAGCCGCTTCACATTCGTCATATAAAGCCTTATTGCTTTCTTCAAACTGTTTAAGCATAGCGGTAACTACACGCTGATACTTGAACTGTGCTGATACCACATCCTTACTAGTGCCATCTTTGAGCGTGATAAAGTTGCCTGATGGCGTTCCATCGCTGCGTAATACTTCGAATTTGCGCGCATCTTCTACAACTTTTTTAGCGTAAAGGTCTGATAGTTTCATTGGGTACTGTCCTGTTGATAAATTGTTCTTGTCATTGTAGCGTTTTGCTGATTTACATAATAGTTAAAATAAAACTTGCACAATATTTATGTTGGGTGTATTGTTTGGTTAAGGTTAATAAATAAGGCGGAAATATGGATACGTTAAATGTAATGATTTGGAATGATGCAACCATAAAAGGTAATGATGTTGAATGCGTAGTTCACATTGATATGCATGAAGTTAAGCTTCTTGTAATGTTAGAGTTGCAGCGACGCACTGGAAAGAAATACCAGCACTGTGAAATTATTGGGTTAACAAGTGATCCATTAGCTGTAACTGGGGTATGCAGTGTGGTTATTGATGAGGTTGCGTTATGATTAATTCAGCCAATAAGCAACCAGTAACACGATTAACACTTGAGCAGCAAGCGAAACACGAGATAGCGAATTTGCGCGCATACTCATCGGCAATGACATTTACAGCAATTGTACTTGGTATTGCAGGCGTATTAATGGCATTCGAACTTTTAACAATGCGAGATATGATAGCGGGGATATGTTAATGATTATATCAAAAGAAGATAAAGAAACTTGGCGTGATTTGATTTTTCGAGGGCTACAGCCACAAGGTCATTGCAAGTGTATAACAAACATTGAAATTCAGGAGCCTGTAAAGATGAAAACACCACAAGAAAAGGCAGCAGAGTTATTGCCATTTGTTCAAGCGTTATCAAATGGTGAAGAAGTAATGCAAGGTGATTTTCCTGCAAATGGAAACTTTATTTATGGACTTGATTTCAGTATTAAGCCTAAGATGATGATAGTTAATGGGTTTGAAGTGCCTGAGCCTATGCGATTGTTGCCTGCTATTGGTAGCTTATATTTCACTCCATATATAAAAAATTGCGTTCAACCTGATGAAATTGAGTATGAAGGGGATAAGCTTGACTTGATGTGGATATCGTTAGGTATCTGCCACTCAACCAAAGATGCAGCAATAGCACACGCTAAGGCAATGTTAAATATCGATCCGAATGGCGGTGAGTGATGGATAAATTACTTAAGTTTTTTGGTCTTGTAAGAATTTCATATATTAACTGTACTATTAACTTAGTTGATAGAAATGTAACTAAGTGCAAGCTTCGAAATTTGGACGGCAATATTAGCGATTTTGAAATGAATAATGAAATCGCATTGCTTGAAAGAGTAGGGTTTCAGTTAATTAACAATAGGTTGAATCAATAATGTTAAAGCAAATTAGATGGAATAAAAAAACGCAAGTGGATCGATACTAGATACGCTAAGCCATATAAAGCGCGGCAGTCTATTAAGCGCATGATGGCAGCGCAATCATTAGCGTCTAGTATTGCATCAATGAGTCAAGTTCAGTCTGCTAGCGCTGTTACTGCTTACGATAAGCTAAGCAAAGGCGTGAAGGTTGCTATTATTGCTATGCAGGCTTTTACATCGGTTAATAATATTTTAAAAGGGTAGGTTATGATTAACTTTGACGCAAAATGTTTTGCCAAAGATATGGCGATAAGTGTAACTAGCGCGCGTAAAGCGGTACAGGTGCAAACACTTGATCGATTACTTAAAGACGAATCAATCAGCAAAGAGAATTACGATAAGCATCTGGCTATCGTTATGCAGGAATTTAGCAAAAGTGTCGATGTGGCGCTAGGGTTTAATGGGTAGGGTATGGATAGGGAAGCGATGATAAACTATATTATAGTTTGGTATGGTAGTTGGGATTTGTTTTATCGCGCTATAAAATTCATGAAAGAAAATAAAATTGGTAACTGGTTTATATGTTTTGAAGGTTTC